ACAGGTTTAGCGCCCCCCATTTCAAGCCACTCGCTTGGGTCTTCCATTGAGGGCATGTCAGGAATCCCGCCCCAAGCATACCCTCTGCGGCCAACAGATTTGGCAATGTGTAGGGCATTCGCTACGTTCTTTTTGGACATAGCTGCCTCTTACCGATGTTGGTTCTTGAGCATGTGGTGAATGATCTCAAGAGACTTATGGAGCATAGCTTCCTTGGAAGGCTTTTTGTCTACCTTGCCACCAGAGGCTCTGGGTTGAGCATCATCAGACGAGCCAGACGCATTTTGCTGATCCTGAAGCTGTTGAGCCAGCCGTGCGGCACGGAAGAAGTCCGCAGCATTTTCAGAGCTACCCCAATTTACACCGCCACCCGGCTTAGCAACTGTGTCTCCGGTAGATTGGTAATCTGGGCCGGAGAAGATGCGGCTGAACAAGCCACCAGATTGAGGCTGTGCAGGAGCAGGAGCCGAAGTGGAGGAGGAAATGGTGGCAGGAGCAGGAGCGCGCGCCGCAACCTGTCTGGCAGTGTTGACAGCAGTATATGCCCTATCCCCTCTAGAAGAGGCGGGAGGCACAAAATCCAGATTTGAAAAATCTGAAATGTCCGTTTGGGGAGCGGTTTGAACAGGCGTAGGAGGGAACATCCTATGAAAGTCATCATAGTTTGGTGTATACCCAGCCGGTAATTGGTTTGTGTTAACAATAGGCGCAGATCGTTGCTGCAAAGTAGTAGGAATGCTTTCAGACGGTTCACCATACATTTGAGTGATGCGATCTTTCGTCAAAAGCTGATCGCCGCCAAAAAAATTGCCTTGAGGTTGCAGTTGCTTCTCTCTAGCGGAGAGAGCCAAGTTAGCCCTAAGACGCGCCTCTTCATCAATATCTTCTTGCGTCGTCGAACGGTTCAACGGATGCTGCAACGCAAGGGATCGAGTAAAATCTGCATCTGTATACTGGGGCGTGAAGAAGCTTGACCCGGATGGGTCTGCCATACCTGTTTCGCCAAACGACAAAGCGGGACTAGCGTTTCCCCGTGCGGCATCTAAAGCTTTATCCAACGCAGGAGAGATGTATGGGGACGACACAACTTCGCCATTGGGGCCAACTGTGAGCTTTTGATCAGGCCTAGCACCGGTTGATGGAGTGTATTTGTTGGCAGGAACTACCACAACCTTCCCATCCGCATTACGCGCCAGCATGTATCCCGGAGGTACATCGCCATACGCAGGCGTGTTATCTCTTGGGTATTGGCGCATTAGATCAGCGATACCAGAGTTCATGCGATTTTGTGCAGTATCGGCCATCACAGTTCTCCGGTCTGGGTGCCGTCAAGGGTAGGCTCGTTAGCCTCAAGACGGGAAAGCATCTGGGGGTCCAAAATTTGCTGGGCTGTTGACAACCCGCTAGGGTCTTTCATCAAATCTTCAGCCAGCTTAATTGCAGCAAGACGTTCGCGACTTTCACGATCACGCTTGCGGTTCACCGCATCCAACATGGAATCTTGGCTGCGTTGCTGGATCTCCATTTGCTGCGTTTGAATCTGGGCTTGCTTTTCAGGGTCAGGCCCTTGATTCTGGTTCATCTCCATTTGGAGACGCATGTGATCCAGTTGGAGCCGCTCTTGTGCTTCTTTGGCGCGGGTCTGGCTATCCAACATACGAGCCTGCGAGTTCATCTGATCGTTAGCCATCTTGGCCTGCGCCTGAATCATCTCTGGCGGCGGTGCGCCCTGAGCAGAAGCCGGGATCATGAACTGTTGCGGGTTAGACCAACCCAATGCCTGTAGGGCAGCCGTGTCCACCGCAATCGGATCATACAATCCGGGATTTGTAGCTACAAGTTGCTTCAACGCCAGAACCTTCATAAGCCGTTGTGTCTGGCTTGAGGTATTGGGATCAGCCTGCGGAACGAAGTAGTAGCTTTCAAGAGCATCAAGGAATGTCTTTTCATCCCAAGGATACGCATGCCTACGGCGCTTTTGCCAGAAGCTATCTGGGTGCTCCTTGAAGCATTCCATCAGAAGCTCAAACTCTTCCGACTGGGCGGCATGCATCCGTTTATGGACAGAGTTCAAAACCTTCTGGGCCTGTTCAATCATGGCCAGTGTGGTTCCAACAGGCGCATCAGGCTTGCCTTCGGTAACCATAACTTCAGAAGTCCCGCCAACGCGCATGCCTGTTTCGGACATCTGCGTCACAAGATTCATCAACGCACCAGACGGCTCCTTATACGGGAGCGGCATGATGGCTTGGTTGATGGGCATGCCATTGGTTTTTACCAGAGCGCCACCGCCTGGAGGAACACGGAAAATATTAGTGTTTTGACGAGCACCAGTATCGGCCATGAGAAAGCCAGGAAAATTATTATACATCCCAGCGTCAAGTAGTTCACGCCACGCAGCTGTGATAGCGTTAGTTGTATTACCAAGAATATGAAGAAGCCCAATATCATAAAAACCCATACCGGGAACAAAAGTATATTTGACAAAACGCCTACGAGCAGTGGGTAGTTCTTCATCATCTTCTGCATAGTTGCGCACCACCGACAAAACTTGCCTCGATGACACATCAATCGTGACAATGTATGGAATTTCTAGGCCAGACGGCTTGCCTTTGTATTCATGTTCAAACCCGGGCAGATCCAACTCGCAATAGACCTCATAGATCTCGCGATCGCGGTCATCGGGGTTCATTGACTCGGGGCTGATGCCTTGCTGGGCGTTCTTTTCAAGTTGAACACTGTCAAAGTCAGGCGCTTTTGGCGTTGACAGGTCCATATCGGCATACACACCCAAGATCTGAAGCCGCTTAACGGTGCTGGGGCGCATATATGAGCGGTGTGTAATGCGTTTTGCATTACGCAAGTCCGTGGCAGCGTTATTAACGATCAAATCGTTAGCGTCAACGCTTTCAGAAACCGGACGGTTGCGCAAGGGGCAGAAATATACCTTCTTGAAGCTTGTCCCGCCAAAGCCAAGCATGAGCAGCATGCGATCCGTGTCGGGGTAATACTCAGTAGCCGTCGAAGTCAGGTAATGATTGAGATCATTCTCAAGAGCATTGGCAAGTTGGTCGTTTTCAAGGTTGGAATTGTTGTTATCCACGCGAATTTTAACAGGACCATCGGTCGGAAGCAGCTCAGAACGGGCATTAGCTTGGAACCGTAGCACGGCCTCAAGCAAAAGAGGATGCCGAACCTTGCTCATGCCTTCAATAGGAGCGCCATCACCCGGGCCTTGCAAGCCGGGGATCTCAATTCGCAAGCCAAGGAGCTTGATCCCTTGCGCCCGGTCCTCAATCCAGTCGTTTCGGCTCTGGATGTCATCCCGAATACCGCGAAGAAGCTCTTCGGAGATGCTGCTCAATTGCCCTTGGGCAATATCATCGACCAAATTGCGAAACCAATCCGTGCGATCCAGCTCCTTGCTGTTGCTCTTGATCGGTTTTCCGTCAAGGGAAATGGTAATGGAGCCATCGGGGTGCTCGATCTCAAGCACCGCACCGTTGTCGTCCTTCTTTTCCTTGTCTTCGCCGTCCTCAATGATCTCAATCATGACATCATCACCGGGGATAGTTTCCTCCTCCGAGCCAGGAAGCCGGATATTGGACATGAGGCCGGGTGTCATGGGCATAAAATTGATCCTTACTCGGCTGACAGTGCTTCCATTTCATCCGTAAACCGCTGGATGCCCTGTTGCGCTGCTATATTATCGGATTTTGCGGCAATTTCATAGGTCCGCGTAAAGTCATGGGGCTCCTGCCCCCATACCTCAACCTTGAAAACCGGATCAGCATTTACCCCGCCAGAGGTAATTTCGTCCACAATGGCCTGCGCAAGCACTCTATGCATGTAGATTCCCCCTATACAAGGGGCGTATAGTACTAGACTTTTGTCAAATTGGATAGAGTGCCTGCCATTGACTGCCGCTTTTGAAGGTTAAATTGTCAGTCATGTCAGATTGGAACTCTTCGCTACGCATAATTGCTCCCGTTTCACGCAAGTGGCGCATAGCCATACTTACGGTATCGACAAGATCGTCATGCTTTGCTTTAGGAAATTGCGCAACTTGCGTAATAACCATCTCTGACCACTGCTTTAACGGCGCATATACTATGCCTTCAGCAAACAAATGCTGTACAGAATACAAACGAGCAAGTTTATCTTGGCTTTTGGGGTCAAACATATGCACCCCAAACTTCTCATGCCCATACATTCTACGTATTTCTTGAGCAACCGAGAAGCCAGCTGCTTTGTTTTCGATGAGCAAGGTGTCTACTTTTAGTTTACGGCACGTCTCGGATACTTTGGTAACGAGATCATGTAGTTCATATCTACCTTGCCAGGCATACATCAACATTACTTTTGGCGCGGTCTCTGCATATTGACGGGTATATTCCTCCCGTTCCCCGTTGCGGGATATGGCATGGTGAGGCCCTTGCACGGTCATGCTGTCGGAGAACACTCCCCAGACGGTCATGGCTGATGGATCGTTTTCTGTTTTGGTGGTGTATGCGGTATCTAGGGTAGCGATGATCAGATCCATGCCGGGGAAGTTAGGAGACTCCCAAGGCTGCCACCATTCCCGCTTGATGATACCACCGCCTTTTGGTTCAGGACGCTGTTGTAGCTGACCGGCGGCTGCCCAAGGGCCTAGCTGCCTCTCAAGGATGTTTACTTCAGTTTCGCCAAATCGATCCGGCCAGAGCAGGGTTCCTTCGCGTTTGTCTAATTCAATCTGAGCCTCAACATCTACTGGGATTCGGTCTCCAACCCGGTTAACCTCGACAAGCGGCTCACCATCGTCATCACAGCCTCGGGGATCATCCCAGCCAATGGAGGTGGTTGAGTGGCGGGACCACTCGTATCTCATGGGCAAACACAGGTGGGTCCATTCACCCATGTCTTTG